TCAATGGACTTTGGAGGGCACGAACGAGGCGTTGCGCCTGTTCCACAGGGCCGTCGAACTCGACCCTGATTTCGCCTCGGCCTATAGCATGGCTGCATTTTGCTACGTGCGTCGCAAGGTAAACGGCTGGGCCGTCAATTATGAGCAAGAGATGGGAGAAGCTGGGCGGCTTGCGCGCCGCGCGGTGGATTTGGGCCAAGATGATGCTGTCGCGCTTGCCTTCGGCAGTCAGACACTCTCTCGTCTCGTCGGCGACATCGAAGGTGCGGCCGCCTTCATAGATCGCGCGCTCACGCTGAATCCAAATCTGGCAGCGGCGTGGCACTACAGCGGCGTGACAAAGATATGGCTCGGCGAACCAGATATCGCCATTGAGCACCTTGCTATTGCAATGCGGCTGAGCCCATTAGATCCTTTCATTTATTTTCGGCAGGGTTCAACTGCGCTCGCTCACTTATGCGCGGGGCGCTACGACGAGGCGTGCATGTGGGGAGAAAAATCATTGCAGGGCGGCCCTAGCTACCCGTCTGGGTACCGACTCGCAGCAGCAAGCAATGCACTCGTCGGACGAATCGAGAAAGCGCGGAAGATTGCCGCGCGCTTTCATCAACTGGTTCCTGGATTCCGCGTGTCCAGTATGAAGGACTATTTGCCTTTTCGTCGTCCGGAAGATCTCGCCAGATACGAAGACGGTCTGCGCAAAGCGGGGCTGCCGGAGTGACCTCTGCCGCGACGGTGCGTGCTCGGACATAAGCTCGCAGCGCGTCCGGGCTGACGGCGCGCCAAGATGGGCATCGCCGGGTGTTGCAATGAGTGGGCTTGATGTCGCGGACGGCTTGTCCACCGACAGCGGGCAGGTGACGCTCGTATGTCCGCGTTTGGCCCGAAACGGAAGTCGGCGTACGATGGTTGCCTACGTCCATCTTTCCCGGCGGCTATGCAACGGGTCGATACGAAGTCCAGGGTAGGGGCAACCGTTTGGGTATGTGCCTCAATGTTAGTTCGGGCTGATCTCCCTCCAAGATCGCGGACGTTAGCTCAGGCGAGAGAAATCCCAATCGCAGCGCCTGCCGTACGACTTTCGGGTGCAGCTTTGTTGTGGTCGCGAGCTCTTCAATCGACGAGAAGCGCTCGCCTTTGAGTTCGGCCAGCCATGCGTGGGCGCGCACGACGGCTTGGAGGAGCTTTTGGTCGGGTTTGCGGTCTGGCGGAGGTAGCGCGGGGGTGTGGCTTGCTTTGGTTCGTGTCCAGGGGACCTCGATTGTCGCTGGTAAATCGCCACTTGCAGTCGCTTTTTCACTTTTGAGAGTGATGCGGACGAGCGTTTCGCCGAGAACGATACGTTCGATCTGGTCTGCGATCGCGTCGTCAGTTGTACCCGGCAAGTCGAGTTTTTGCCGAACGGCTTCCGAGACGACGCCCTCAATTTTCGGGGCTGCTATTCGCGTGATAGAGCCAGCCCTGTGCTTTCGCCCACGCAAGGCGGTACTGACATAGAACCGGTACCGGACCCCGTTCTTGCCGGAAAAGCTCGGGCCCATGCGATTACCCCGGTCGTCAAAGAGCTTTCCTTTCAGCAGGGCACCACTGTCTGAATATTTCGTCTTGCATTTGACGGTGTTGGCTTTGAGCAGTTCCTGCACCCGCTCAAAGGTCTGGCGATCAACGATCGCCTCGTGCTCGCCTTTGAACCATTTGCCGCCGTGATAGACCTCGCCGAGATAGACCCGGTTCTTGAGAAAGTAGGCGAGGGGACCATAGGTGAAGGGAATGCCGCCATTGTATTTGGCGACTTTCGTGTTGCGGCGCTTGGTGACGATGCCGCGCTGGTCGAGGTCAGCGACCAGGAGGCCAAAGGATTTGAGCTTCAGGTAGCGGCGGAAGATGGTCCGGACCGTCTCGGCCTCGGCCTTGTTGGCGACAAGCTTCTTGTCCCTGGCATCATAACCCAGCGGGACTGTCCCTCCGGTCCATTTGCCCTTCTTCCGGGACGCGGCAACCTTGTCCCGGACCCGCTCCGATGCCAGCTCCCTCTCGAATTGGGCAAAGGATAAGAGCACGTTCAGGGTGAGCCGGCCCATCGAGGTGGTGGTGTTGAACTGCTGGGTCACCGCCACAAAGGAGATCGAGCGGGCATCAAAGGTCTCGACCAGCTTGGCAAAGTCGGCGAGCGACCGCGTGAGCCGGTCGATCTTGTAGACCACCACCACATCGATTCGGCCGGCCTCGATGTCCCGGAGGAGTTTTTTCAGGGCAGGGCGGTCGAGGTTGCCGCCGGAGTAGGCGGGATCGTCATAGTGCTGGGGCAGGGTCTTCCAGCCCTGAGAGGCCTGGCTCTTGATATAGGCCTCGCAGGCCTCCCTTTGGGCATCCAGCGAGTTAAAGTCCTGCTCCAGCCCATGCTCGGTCGATTTCCGGGTGTAGATGGCGCAGCGGAGAGTCTTTCGGTCTTCAGCCCGCATTCTCCTTGCCTCCCTCTGATTGGCTTGGGCGCGAGCGCAACCCAAAGAACCGCGGTCCATTCCATTTGGTGCCGGTGATCTCGAAGGCGATTTCGGAGAGGCTGGAGAAAGTCCTGCCCTCCCAGGCAAAGCCCTTCTCCATCACCACGACCCGGTAAGTTCTGCGGTTCCAGGTCCGCACCAGCTCGGAGCCCGGCTTGATCCGGCGGGGCAGCTCGAGCCTGCCATTGGGCTTGGCCCGAGCTGCTCGCACCAGCTGATCGAGCAGCCGCTGATGTTCTCGCGACAGGCCGCCATAGGCGCGTTCCTGGATCCGGTGCGCGATGCTGCGCCGAAGCAGGTCCGGGCCGAACGCCTTTGGCGGCTCGGTCCGGAACAGCTCGCGATAGCGGCTGCGCAATTCCGCGATCGGCGTTTTGGGCAGCCGCTCCAGTTCGGCCTCGACCTCTGCATCGGCTGCCCGACCAGCTGCGGCCAGGCGCTCGTCCGTCACGACGAGGTCCCTGCCTTCGCAATCCGGTAAATGCGCTGCTTGCCGACCTTTTCGGAATCAAGCTTCAGCTTGAGTTTCTTCTTGACCACGCCGGCAAAGAAGCCCCGCACCGAATGCGGCTGCCAGCCTGTTGCATCCATGATGGCGGCTATCGTCGTGCCCTTGGCTTGGCGCAGCAGCGACAGCACGGTGTCTTGCTTTGTGGGCGAGTCGCCGCCGGGCGTAGTCTTGGTTCGACGTGCAGTCTTGGGCGTCCGCTTGATGCCGCGAGACGGTGCGGTTTGCTTTTTCTCTTTGGTGGCCATCCGGCCCTCCCTCGTGTCAACGACAGCATCACGCGCTGCCACTGCCACGAGCCCCGCAATCAGGCAGGGCAACAGAAGAGGGGAGGCCGCCGCGCGATGGCGCCCTCAGTACTCCCACACACGCTCCTTTCGACGCAGAAGTCGAGCGAATTCACGAGCAATTTTATGGCTCTTTTGCAGGCTGCCGATCACTGGGATGCTCAGAGGAGCCCAAAGAGGCGGAGAGCGCCGATATTGTTGCTCGCCTCAGCCGATGGCCCGTTTCCGAGCTCCGTGCTGGGTGTTTACCATCAGAAAATCCCTCAACAATCTGCCATTCGCCGAAGGGCACGCTGAGCCCACCTGAGGACCGGTCTGATGCCCACGTATGGACCGGTCACGAGCTGGGCTCCATTAATCAAGTTACGTGATTGGGTGATTGAGAAGCTTGCATGATGCTTACCATCATCACACCCATTTCAGGCTGGTATCGTAGCCACAACCGTCATAGGCGAGCGCCTGGCTGATGCTATCCACCTGATCGTCGTGACGCGATTGAGGGAAGGTCAATAACTCCGCCTCTAGCTCCGGCAAGAAGGGCGCGTTTCTCGGAAACCATACGCGCCCAGCAGCAAACTTTGCCTGTTGAACGTAGAGCCGGCCAACTTTGTCATGATCGATCTTGATGGGGTTGACATAGCAATCAGCTTTCTCCCGAAGTTCTTGCGCCAAGGCAGTGCCCGTCGAAGCATCTTCGACCAAGATTTCGTCGGGCCTGAATCGCTTGGCGAGTTCAATCGCGGTGTCGCGGAGCAGCGGATATTCGAACCGATCCCGCACGAGATCGAGCAAATAGTAGTTTTCCTCGGCGACCAACCAGGTGGTGCACACGGACAAGTCGTTTTGGGCACCATTCTTGGCGGCAGTGTCCTAGCTTTGGATGATCCTGCTGTAGGGAATATCTGCAGGGATCTCGTCATAGTATCGCAGCCAGGCTCTCTTGATCATGGCGCCGCCGGCTGGGACCGGTGACTGCTGGTACTGAGCAGTAAAATTGTCAGGACCGAGCGTTTGCTGGAGCTTGCGAAGCGTCTCGATCGACTCGTGGGCCGGATGAAGCGCTTCCCCGCGTTTTCGATCATGGAATTCGTTCGGGCCGATTGGGATGGATTCATCCTCCTCGGCAATCGCCGGCAGGCTGAGCACGGTCCATTCGTCGGACGAACTCGAGAGAAATCCGGACAGATCGTCCAGGTGTACTCGCTGCATAACCACAATGATCGCGCTCGTCTGCTTGTTGTCGAGGCGCGACATCATTGTGTTCGTGACCCACTGATTGAGCCTAGTTCGGTGCGCGTCCGATTGCGCGTCGACTGGCTTTTGCGGATCGTCAATGATGATCAGATCACCGCCGAGCCCGGTCAGCGTGCCCCCAACCGAAGTGGCCTTACGAAACCCGCGTTTTGTGGTGATCAATTCGCCCTCGGTGTTACGGGCAATTCGCATCTTCGGAAATGCGCGGCCATACCAGGGCGAGTTCACGACCGATCGAAAGTCGCTGGAGTGCTTTGCGGACAGCTCGTCGCCATAACTGATTGCGATAATGCGACGCTGAGGCTGAAGGCCAAGGAAGAGCGCGGAAAAAGCAACCGAGACCGTGATCGATTTCAGATAACGCGGTGGAAGATTGATGATCAAGCGGGTGATTTCGCCGCGCCTGACGCGATCAAGTTGGTATGCGATGGCGCGTATATGCCAGTTGGGAAGGAAGGTTGCGCCGGGGTTGAGCCAAAGAAAACATCTGTGTAGAAAGCTCACAAAATCATTGCGGAGGATTACGTCGATATCTTGGCTATTCAATTGTCGTCTCCTTGTTTCTTGAGTTGCTCTTCCAGGTCTTTGACGAAAGATTCCATCACTTTCTGATCATCCATATCGAGGACGGCGGTTGCGGGTTGTTCGGACGACTCGAGTGCTTGCTTGCGGTTCAGCAGGAAGGCTGCGGACTTTGGATTGCCCCGAAGCGCGTCTTCAGCGAATTTCAAAAGCATGCCTTCGAGGACGCTGATCCTTCGCGTTGTGCCGTTTTGATTGATGGTGATTTTGCGGCTGAGTAGCTCGTCTAGGATGGTCGCCTCGTTCTTCGATCCTTTTGGCCGTCCGCGTTTGTTGCCGGATTGACCGGGCTTGAATTGATGTTCAACAGGTGGGCACCCGTATCCGACGTAGGTCCGCTTCTCCTGAGGGCGAGCGCGGCCGACGCGCGTTTGCTTGCGGGAGGTCACTTCGCCCTCCCTGATTTTGCGGAGGAGCGGCGCACGACAACTTCATTGAAGGTCTGCCCCGTGGCTGCGAGGATCGCATCGCGCTTGGTGAAATCCTGCCATCGTCGGATTGCCACATCGACAATAGCGGATCGATTTCCATGCCATGGGCCTTTCGGCCGACCCGTTCCGCGGCCAATAGCGTCGTGCCCGATCCCATGAAGGGGTCGAGAACGATGTCGCCACGTCTCGAGCAATCCTTGATCGCATCTGCAACCAGGGCGATCGGCTTCACTGTTGGATGGATCGAGAGTTCGTCGAGGCGGCCTTTCCGGAAGGTATTGACGCCGGCATAGGTCCAGACATTCGAACGGTTTCTGCCATGCCGGCCGAGCTCAATATTATTCAGGTGCGGCGCGTCGCCGTTCTTGTAGACGAATATAAGTTCGTGCTGTGAGCGGTAAAAACTGCCCTGGCCAGCATTGGTCTTGTTCCAGACAACGAGGTTTTGCAGGGGACCGAAGACTTCCTCTCCGGCGCGGAGCATCTCGCCGACATGACGCCAGTCCATACATAGGTAATGGATCGAGCCGTCCTCGGAAAACTTTGCTGCCAGCCGCATCCACGACTTGAGAAATTCACCGAATTCGGCAGACGACATCTCGCCCGACGCGCGTGCAAACTCGCGGTGTTTGATCTTACCGTGGTTGAGCCATGCGGTAATTCGCACGTTATAGGGCGGATCGGCGAACACCATGGCAGCCCGATCGCGTCCCATGAGACGGGAAAAATGGGACTTGTCGCAGGCGTCACCACACATCAGTCGGTGGTCGCCCAACTGCCAGCAGTCACCGCTTCGGCTTATCGCCTGATTCGCAATCGGGTAGGGCTCATCGAGCGGCTCCTGGTCGGAATCGCCAAAATCGCCCACAAGGGCGTCGATTTCGGCAGGCTCAAAGCCTGTGATTTCGAGGTCGAGGTTTATTTCGGGAAGCAGCGAAGCAAGTTCGCCAAGCTCTGCCGCAAGCGCACTACGGTTCCAGCCAGCGTTTGCTGGGATCTTGTTGTCGGCGATCGCAAGGGCGCGCTTTTCAGCGTCGCTCAGCCCGCTCATTACCAGGACCGGGACTTTCTTTAGCCCAAGCTGTTTGGCGGCTTCCCAGCGGGCGTGCCCGCAAATGATCACTCGCTCTTCGTCAACCAGAATGGGATAGGTCCACTTAAAGCGGATGATTGAGTTCGCGACTTGCGTGATTTGTTTTTTGGAGTGGGTGCGAGGGTTACGTTTGTTGGCCCGTAGCTTGCTAACGGGCTCCATGATCTCTCGAAGTGTCATAAGGCTGCCCCTTGTGGATGAAGGAGCAGTTCATATGCCGCAGAAAAACCTAGCTGTGAAAAGGTCAGATAAAACTCAAGTCAGGTCAATGCTTTAGCTCTTTTTGAACGAACCCCCTTTTGCTTGCGGAAGCCCGAATAGTTCAACGCGTTGCGAATCGTCTGCAAGGATATTGCCGTTGGAAATGGGTCAAAGCGGAGCGCGCGGTCTCCCGGTTGAAAACGGCAGATCGCAGCCCAGGGGGGTTGCCCAGAGCGCTGGTATTCTGCGAGCTTCTCGTCCACCAGATGATGGAGTTCTTTTAGTCCAATTCGGTGCAGCCTGGTGATCAGCTGCTCATATTCTTCCGGGGTTCGATTATAGCGACTCTCGCCGATGGCTTCAAAAATCAACTTCAACGCGAGCTGTTCTAGGGACCTTAGCGGTCGATACATTGCCTGCACCCCAGCTTGATTGCGCATTCCGTCTTAAGACCCCAACATGGGGCGCATTTTGAGGGCGTCAAGCCGGCTGCTCACATCGCTTGGAGCACGAATTCGGCCCGAGGGGATAGCGAGCCTTCCGGGTGACAGATTCGCGGAATGAGCGGTTATGGAACTGGTTTCGGTTTGAAGGCATGAGCCTTGCCGGCTCCAAGCCCTTGGCGGCAGTTCAGACATTGCGTGAGCTCAGCTCGCCGCTCGATTGCTTCGACTTCCAGAAACGAAGCGCCTGACGCCTTCTTGGTCAAGGACGAACTCCGGGATGGCTCTTGTGAGATCCATGTCGCGCACCAGCGTGAGTGTGCGGTTGTCCAGGATGAGCCACTCGCCATCAACCCGCGCTGCCAACACAGCGTGCTCTTCGTTTGGGAAGGCGTTTTTTAAGATGACGATCTTGAGGTCATTCTCGGATATACCCGCCTCCAGCAGCGCAAGATATTTGACGATCGCATAGTCCTCACAGTCGCCCCGACCGGATCGAAGGGTCTCGAACGGAGGACTCCAATGGTCCGGAACGCCCCATTGTGCCTCATCACTGGTGGGCGTGATCGCGAAATCGACTGCCCTGTTGATCAAACCCACTCTGGCGCGCCCGCTTCGGCCGGCGCCTTCTGCACTCAGGTCGATCAATCTTTGGGCGTCGGTGAGGCACGCATCGCTAACGCGACATCGTTTCAGGGCTTCGAGTTCCCTTGCGATTTCGGCCTGCGTGCGGCTCCATTGCCGCAAAATCATCCCTCCAATGAGAGGCTCAGAGTCCATGCCGAACAACGGAGCAACCTGTTCATCAGTCCTGACTGGCGGAGTGGGCTCCGGGGTGATCGCCTTTGTGCCGTCTTCTACGAAGGAGACTGCCTCGATCTCAGGAGAGTCGAAGAATGGGATCGGGCCAGATGGATAGGCAGATGGCCGGAGCGGCGTCAGCAGCGGAAGAGCGGCAACCATCAAAAGACCGAGCCATAGCGCCCAACATCTTGCGCCATGGAGCGTCATGCATTGATTTAGGATTGCGGTTGACATCCGAGCGAGCTTTCTACGAGACGAGCAGCACCGTTGAGCTAGTGGCGGGGGACCTGACACCACGCGGCATTTGGGCAACCCAGCTTCGATCGTGTTGCTGGTTTCCCGCCCTTGACGCTCGCCATTGCCGCTATACTCACTCTTAATTCACGGCTTCGTGTGTGTGTGTGTGTGTGTGTTTCGCTCAGCGTTTCCGCTGCGCGTCCACGCCTCGATGACGATCTCAATGGCCCACATGGACTGCGCCGCCAAGCTTGACCTTGCGCAGGGTCAGCGCGAGCGGCACGGCCGACAGCGAGATCAGCATCAGCACCCAGA